TAATAGAATAATGCAAGGTGAGCTAGTTTGGTAATTCAGCGTCCGCCTGAAGAGCGGAAGAACTTGGTTCGATTCCAAGACCTTGCACCATTTAGGAAGTGATGATGAGACAACCATATCAATGTAAATGTGATCGTTGTATGAAACCAATATATGATGCCAACGAAGAAAATGATGTTACATTGAATGCTGGTAAGTATGTCTATTGCGATACCTGCTATCAAGAACTTCTTGGTGTGTGGGAAAAATGGGTATATGAAAAGAGATAAAGAAAAGATTCGTCAAACTCTTTTGAATAAAAATAAGCCTGTGTAGTTCATTGATAGAACATTCGTCTCATAAGCGAAATGTAGATGGTTTGATTCCATCCACAGGCACCATATAAATAAAATTAATGCTGGCGTGGTGTAGTGGTCTGCGTAGTGCGTTGCCAACGCTCGGGTGAGGGTTCGATTCCCTCCGCCGGCTCCAATCTTAGGAGATACAAATGCTAGAACTTTTTATCGCATTCGCCGCAGGCCTTGTAGTTGGCTGGAACTTGCCACAGCCTGAAATTATCAAGTCTTGGATTTCCAAGATTCTAGGTTAAAAGAATAACCGCTCTTGGCCCGTGGCGGTATATAAGTCTTTTGAGGGGTTGAGATACATGATTGCTTTTCCAAAAAGTGGTCACTGTATAAGATGCTAACGGGCCACCAAATTCACACCTCTTTAGTTCACTGGTAGAACGTCTCCTTTACACGGAGAATGTAGGCAGTTCGATTCTGTCAAGAGGTACCAATTCTAAGGAAACACAATGCCATTCCTTTCGAAACTAGAATACGAGCCGGCTGAAGGCACTAACATTTGGGGTAGACCACAATATCGTCTTACTGCTCCTTTAGTCTATTCATATAATGATGAAGAGTTTATTGTTCCAGCAGGCTTCAAAACAGATTTTGCAACGATACCAAACTGGATACCTTTTCTAAGGCCGAAGAATGGTAAATGGGCAAAAGCCTCTGTTGTGCATGATCACTTATGCAAAACTAAAGGTATGCCGAAAGGTGTAGCTGATAGAATTTTCTATTATGCTATGCTAGATGACGAAGCTTCTATATTCACTGCATGGCTATTTTGGTTCTGTGTTAGATCGAGCCATATAGTAACATTGCAGGGATAATGCTTGATCTTTAGAATAAGATCATTTATAATATACAAAGAATAACGCGGACGTGGTGAAACGGTAGACACACTGGTCTTAGAAGCCAGCGCCTAGTGCATGAGAGTTCAAGTCTCTCCGTCCGCACCAACAACGGCCGATTAGTTCAATGATAGAACGCTTCTTTGACATGGAAGAGGTCAGTGGTTTGATTCCACTATCGGTCACCAACAACGCCTCTATAGTATAGTGGTAAAACACATCCATGGTAAGGATGTATCTTCGGTTCGATTCCGAGTGAGGGCACCAGAACAAAAGCCAAGGTGGCTCAGTGGCGACAGCACCGCTCTTGTAAGGCGGGACACAAACACCGGGGGTTCGAGTCCCTCCCTTGGCACCAATTCTCTAGGAACTTTATAATGTATGATGGTATCTTTTTTGTGAATCATGCACTGAAGGTCAACCAGCTTTCAGTGTACACCGAAGAAGAGCGTTTCAAACAAACCATAGAAACGCTTGACTCAATCAACAAGTATTGCCCTAGCAATCAGGTCTTCATCTTCGACTCCTCCCCCGAAAGACCCAATGTTGAATACTTCCAAGAACTTAGTGACAGAGGCGCAATCGTCTTTTACACTGGTGATGAACCAGATGTGAAGAAGTTTTCGCAGATGGGCCTTCGTAGCGTGGCCGAATGCATCACGTTCATTTACTTCCTCTCTTGGTTCAAGAAGCAGAACTATCAATCAAAGCGCATCTATAAGCTCTCAGGACGCTACAAGCTCAATGACAATTTCATTCTGAATGATGAAAGCTACAAAGACGCCTTCGTGTTCTCCAAAGCTCTCCATTCGTGGATGCCTCAACACCGTCAAGATGCTATCGGTGTACACAAGCTTTTCAGGCTTCGTTGCTGGCATATGGACTATAGCTTGCTTGATAGATTCCATACAACTCTACCAAAGATTCTGCAAGACTGTTCAGACTATGGTATTGACGTTGAACACAGCTACTATAAAAACTTGCATATATACAATACCGTTGAAGTTGACAAAATTGGCGTATGTGGTAACATAGCACCAAGTGGGGAATATATGAATGAGTACAAATGTACTGATTACTGGTGGCGCTGGCTTCATTGCACACCATGTTGTAGATTATCTTCTAGACCACACTGACTGGAATATCATCACTCTTGATAGACTGGATTATTCTGGTAATCTGAATAGACTACATGAAGTCGTTGGTCATAGGTCACATGACCAAATCTGCCGTGTTCGCACGGTATTTCATGACCTGAAGGCTGAACTGAATCCTCTGGTGCAAAACTTTATTGGCAAGGTAGATATCATTCTACACTTGGCCGCTGCTTCGCATGTGGATCGTTCTATCTCCCACCCACTCGAATTCATCACAGACAACATTATGGGTACTGCCAATCTATTGGAGTATGCCCGTAAGCTGGATCATCTTGAAATGTTCCTGTATTTCAGCACCGATGAAATCTTTGGTGTTGCACCTCCGGGCGTGAACTACAAGGAACGTGATCGTTACAATTCGACTAACCCTTACTCTGCATCAAAGGCTGGTGCGGAGGAATTGTGCGTGGCCTACGAGAATACTTACAAGATGCCAATGATGATCACTCACACCATGAATGTGTTTGGTGAGCGTCAGACTCCAGAGAAATTTATCCCTCTGTGCATCAAGAAAGTCATGCACGACGAGACTGTAACCATTCATGCTGACCACACCAAGACCAAGGCTGGTTCACGCTTTTACGTACACGCGCGAGATGTGGCTGATGCCCTGCTGTTCCTTCTTCAGAAGAATCCTCAGGTTGAGCCTGATTTTGGTATGGCCAAGTGTCGCAAGTTTAATATCGTTGGCAAAGAAGAAGTGGACAATCTGTCTCTAGCTAAGATGATTGCGGCTGCTCAAGGTAAGGAACTAAAATATGAAATGGTCGACTTCCATACGTCTCGGCCTGGCCATGACCTACGTTATGCTCTCTCTGGCGATCTTATGCGTTCTCTTGGCTGGGAGCCTAGGGTGGCTTTGAGTGATCGTATCAAAGAAGTGTCTGACTGGTATATGAATAACACCAAGTGGCTAGGAATGTAATATGGAACGCTGTGAAGAAATCAAAGAATGTATTGCATGTGGCGGAACCAATCTAGGACCTCTACTTGATCTTGGCTCACAGCCATTAGCCAACTCGTTCGTCAAGAGCCCAGAAGAAGATGAAGATTATTTTCCTCTGGCTACCAACGTCTGTAAAGACTGCTTTCATGTGCAGTTGACCCACAAGGTCAATCCTGATCTGCTGTTCAAGAACTATCTGTATGTCTCTGGCACGGCCAAGACACAGCTAGAATACTTTGACTGGTTCGCCAAGTTTGTGGTCGAAAATCAGCCAACCGTTATATCTGTGCTTGATATTGGCTGCAATGATGGTTCTCAGCTTAATGCGTTTCTGAAGTATCCAGCAAAGCAAGGTCGCACATTCAAGAGTATCAAGATATTCACGAATGGTGTCGATCCTGCTACCAATCTCTTTGAGACAAGCTCGAAGAACCATAAGGTCTACTGTGGATACTTTGATGCTGATTATGCCAATGTGCATGAAGAGCAGCATGACGTTGTTATCTGTCAGAATGCCTTTGCTCACAACTACAATCAGCTAGAGTTCCTGAAGAACATGGGCCGTGTTCTGAGACCTGATGGTAATATCTACATTAGTGTATCGCAGTTTGATATGATTCAAAACTGTGAGTTTGATACCATCTATCATGAACACCTCTCTTTCTACAACATTCGCTCCATGAACGAACTGTGTAAGAGGGCTGGCCTAAACTTGGTAGAAATTCTACACCATCCTATCCATGGCGGCAGTGCTATCTTTGTTATCTCAAAATACAATGCTCGACCAGCATATGTCGATCTATTGATGAAAAATGAAGCTAGCCATGATCTATATGGCGATTTCATCTATCGCAACTATGTGAGAGAGTGTAGAGAGATTATTGAAGCCTTTGCTGAAGAAGTGGAGAATATGCGCCATGGCGGCAACATTCTGATTGGATATGGTGCGCCAGCTAAGGGTAATACTCTACTCAATGCTTCTAAGGTCAAGCTGGACTTTATCATCGATGACAATCCTCTGAAGCAGGGCCTATATACTCCGGGTATGAACATTCCGATCTTCTCTTCTGAGAAGCTGAATGAGTATGCCGATGCTGATAACATCATCTTTGTTCCTTTGGCATGGAACTTCTTTGAAGAAATCAGAGACAAGATTAAGAAGATTCGTCCCGGTAGAAAGGACGGATTCATGAGATATTTCCCTTATGTATATACGGAATTGAATTATGAGCAATATTGAAGAATTTTTCGACACCACTGAACTTCCTTCGACAAAATGGACTGGATACTTCGATGTATATGAACGTCACTTAGCAAAGTTCGTCGGCAAGGCACCAAAGATACTAGAGATCGCCAATCTCGGCGGCGGCTCTATTGAGTTGTGGTTGAAGTATTTTGGCGAAGGCACTCAGGTCATTGGCGTTGACATTGACCCTCGCTGTCTAGAGTATAAATATGAAGGTAATGCCCAAGTGGTTATGGGCGACCAAGGTGACCCAGACTTTTGGGGAGAATTCTTGGATAAGAACACCGATTTTGATATCATCATCGATGATGGTAGTCATATCATGGAACATCAGGTACTAACACTCATCATGACCTTCCCTCACTTGAAGGTCGGTGGTGTTTATATCTGTGAAGATACACACACAAGCTACTGGCCAAACTGGAACGGCGAGTATAACAAGGAGCAAACGTTCCTTGGGTACTCAAAATATCTAACCGATGTTATGAACCAGCAACACTTCCAGAACAAAATGGATCCTGCTGTACTGAAGAAATTTGAGAACCTATACTCAATGTCGTTCTACAACAGCATGGTAGTCTTGGAAAAAGAGCCATTGAAACTATTCACAATTAAGGACAATTCCAAGATTACTATCAACATAGGATAGGAAATCTAATGAAACTACTAGTAACTTTGTTTACTGGGCTATTTCTTTTTGTTAGCCCAGCCCACTCCACCGTTGCCTCTTGGTATGACTGTAGCCAGCCGGGAGAATGCAGCAAGAGCAAAAGAACTGCGAACGGGGAGAGGTTCAATCCAAATGCACTCACAGCCGCACACAAAACATTACCATTCGGCACCAAAGTCAAGATTACATATAAAGGCAGGTCTGTTATTGTCCGCATCAATGATCGCGGACCATTCATCAAGGGCCGCCACATTGACTTGTCAAGAGCAGCAGCTAGAAAGATAGGTTGTCATGGAGTCTGTGTAGTCTCTATGAAAATCGTTAGCTAAATAGCTACAGAAACACAGGAGATTAAAATGGAATGGACATTCATGCGAAACATGGTTGGATGCTAAAAGCAACTTCTGGTCAGAAGTCTTAAATTCTTTCCAATTCGCCTTCGATAGGAGGCATCCATCCTTTACTCTCACTGTGAGGCCACACGATCCATTTGTGTGGCCTTACTTTTGTGTCAAACTGTCTCCACACATGATAGAAGTTCTCATCATCAGCAGTCTTTTCATTTAGAATATTAGCAATCTCACTTCGATCAGCATCTTCACGATATATATCATTGTCTTTTTCATCTTTGAAGGCTACCACCCAGAAATCATAATCATCTTCTTTGATCAATTCTTTCCAAACATCAATACAATGTCTAAAGATGTTTTTATATGACTTCTCGCGGGCAATCTCATTTCTATAGATTGGGTTTGGCGGATCATAATGGTCTAGAGTGTATTGCTGCACGGCTCTATCTTCAAAACGGATACCAGCATACTCTTCATAGTCCTTCTTTGTTCTGACTGTGCCAAATCCGTATATACCAAAGTCATAATCGGCCTTATCGCCGTCTACTTCTAGAAGCTGCTTTGCTCTCTTGAGAGACACGGCGTTTCTTGCTTCCCAACCATTATCCTTTTCATCCCAATGGCGAACACGACCCTTTCTAGTGTATTCATGCCAGCAGACGATTTCGTTTGGCGCAAATAGGTCATAGCCAGCCGTGTACGCGCGCACGGCCATAGTAATCTCTTCACCATGGAAATACAGATTGGGATCATAAGGCACATCTTTAATGAACTGACCAAACGTGAAAGCAAAATGTGCAGAGAAGAATCTGGTTGGGATCGGCAGTTTGTATATCTCAAGGTCTGTAACTTGAGCCGGCAACATGAAGATGACGCCCTCTGGAGTAAAGCGGTCAAATGTCAACTTCCACACTTCTTTGGTTCTCTCAGCAGGATCATTCTCAGGATTATAAGATGCCACATAGGCTGTGAGAAGAGGCTTGGGATGACCAGCTTCGATCAATTGGTTCATCATGGCCTTACACTTGGTATCCCATCCACGAACAAATCTGTGATGGCTATCCAACTGGAGAGTATACTTTTCGCCGGCATAGGCTTCGTTTAGAAGGTGTCTGGCATAGCATGTGCCTAGGGCGTCTTTATAATCAATGTCTATGATTCTGAAGCGAGGATCATCCTTGTATTCTTCTAGGGTGTCCCATTCATCATCTTTTGATCTTTGCCAAGCGATGCCAAATACTAGGTCTTCAGGATTGTCAGCCCTCTTGATACAATCTCGAATGGTTGGGAGAAGTTCGGGATCACGGTAGGCTGCTATTTGCACATAGATTTTGTCAGACATTATATACTCCATAATGATATACATAGATATATATAATCGATCCTGGAGGTATACGATGGATGTAATGAGAAATTTTTTCAGGAACCGCTTCAAGATTTCTGAACAGAGGCTTGCAATCTGCCGAACCTGTGATAAGTTTGATCCCAAGAACTCACAGTGTTCAGAATGCGGTTGCTTTATGGACTACAAGACCTTGCTACCCTTAGTCTCTTGCCCGTTAGATAAGTGGAAGGCCATTGAAGGTACAGAAGAGATAAATAAGGAAGAATAAAGAGGTGAACTATGGCAGGCGCAGCAGCAGAAAGACAAGAAACCGGAGTTGTTAACGCTATTAACAATGCGGTAAAAAAGAACAAGAACCAGCCGATAACTATAATCGCTGGAGTCACCAAGATAGGTAATATTTCTGGCGCCAAGAAGTATAAGGGACGCCAAGAGAGTGGTTCAGAACCATATACAGACGTTATCTTAAACACTAAAAACAAAAAAGACATAAACTTATCCTTGAAGGGTGAAGCTGCGCCTTCTTTGGCTGGTGGCGGCATGAGAGGTCTGGAAGCCATTGTTCCTGGTATTGCAGGAAGGTTTATGAAGGCCGCGCATAAAGAACTCTTAAAGATGGGATTAGAAGCCGGCGATAAAGTGCCTGATGTATATGGAAAAATCTCAAGAGTGAATAAAGAAAAGATTGTTATTGGCACCCAAGCTATGGGAGGACCAATCGACTATATGTACATCGGACCAATGAACGTCAAATCTTCATATGATCCTAAGAAAAATACCCTCACACTGAATGGCAATTTAACAGAATCGAAAGAATACGCTAAAACACACGATCTTTACTTCAGATTGAGAGCTAGAAGAGAAGATCAGCGATTTGATCCCGAAGCTGAACAAGGCGGTATACCAAAGATATACGGCAAATCTCCTTCTAGAGGTGATAGTGCTGGACGTATAGTTGTGACCGATAGCGTTCCTAGAAATGCAGTTATAGTAAACGTATGATTAATTATCAAGAATATCTAGCAGAATCAAAAGAAGGCAAGAACCTTCATCTTGAACACCTTGAAGATGAGGTGCTTAATGGCGGTGTGGTTGGTACCCGAGGCGCCATTGCATTTCTTCAATCTCTTCGTGATATGCTGGCTGGACACTCTACAGGCAAGAGTGTCAATATTACCACAAAGTGGGATGGCGCACCTGCTATCTTTGCCGGTATCAATCCAGAAAACGGCAAGTTCTTTGTTGGCACCAAAGGCGTATTCGCTCAAAATGCAAAGCTAAACTATACCAATGCAGATATCGACGCAAATCATCCGGGTGAAGGCTTGAATGCAAAACTAAAGATAGCCCTGAAGTATCTACCTGAATTGGGCATCGATGGTGTCATGCAGGGAGACATGATGTTCACGGCCGCAGACCTCAAGTCTGAGAAGATTGACGGCAAACCACATATCACATTTCAGCCAAACACCATCGTCTATGCTATACCAGCCGATACTGTACTAGCCAACAGCATTAGATCGGCGAAGATGGGTATTGTATGGCACACCACATATCACGGTGATACGATGGCTGATATGAAGGCCTCTTTTGGAGCCAATATCGCAGGTCTAAAACAGACCAAGAACGTTT